CGCTTTAGATGTGGTTCGTGCAGCAGTTCAAATATCGGTAGCCATGACGGAAACGGCATTAGCTATCAGATATAATCTTGGTCAGCCTATCGCCAAAGGTATCACAGACCAGGACACCATTGAAGCAGGAATTGACAAACTGATATTATTAAGTGATCCGGCTTCATCGTTTGAATATGTATCTCCGAACTCAGATATACGTGGCAACCTTGAATCCATCAAACTGATGATCAACCAGGTGGCACAGAATCATTCGTTGGCGGTCAGGTGGGGAGAAGGTGGGACTCCGCCATCAGGCGAAGCGTTGAAGATCATGTCAATGGAGAACATGGAAGTCCGGGAATCGGATATTCCTTTATGGCGTGAATGGGAGCAGAACCGATATGAGATTGATAATATTGTATATGAAACACACACTGGCAAGTCTTTGCCTGAAACTCTTACACTTGATTATGCGGAAGCAGGATTTCCGAAGTCGGTAAGTGATGAGATGGCATGGATAGAATTTCAATTAAGACACAACCTGATCACACGCAAAGAATTATTATTGAAGTTCAATCCTGATATGAGTGATGAAGAATTGAAATCAAAGATGGGAGAACTGGAAGAAGAAAAGATCGCAGAAGCACCGCCTCCTGTTGAACAACAGAAACCGCAAACATTACTGGACTTGATCAGTGCCTGATTACGTAGACAATTACATGAATGATCTATCATCAATCCAGGATGAACTCATGGACAGGTTGAGATTACTCATTCCAAGATTGCAGGAATTGAACAGCCGTGAACTTATTGAAGTTGCCAGAGGCATTGACTTTGTGAAAGAGATGGATAATCTTGGACTAAGTGGTGCATTGGAAAGCCTATACAAATCATTTGATGGTGAAATAGAAGCAACGATCAGACGAGCGGCACAGTTAGGAATACCGGGAATATCAACAGTCAATCTTGAATCAGTGGAATTAATGAGGCTATTGAAATTTGAAGAACTGGGAAAGGATTATTTAAAGTTTGCATCGAATTTAAAAACAGAATTATTTCGTGGCATTATATCAGGCACACCGGCAAAAGATTTATCAGCACGTTTATTTGAGTCATTCGGTAAGGATAAGATACTCACATCGGCTCAGACAAGAGTGTTAGTGAACGATTCATTTGCCAGATTATCAAATGCAACAACAGGCGAAGTGTTTAAGGATGCGGATGTATTGTTCCAATATGTAGGCCCACTGGATGATGTTACACGAGATGAATGTGTTAATATATTAACAGATCCACAGAATGCCGTTGGATATAAGTTGGATGAACTTCCACTTCCTATTGATGAGCGTGGCGGATGGAATTGCCGACATGACTGGGTAGTGGTTGAATCACAGGAGATGGCACGGGCATGAAAGCTCACCAAATAATGGATCTCGGTGACAGTTCCAGGAAGATGGCTGGTGAAGCAGCTAAGTCTTTCATCATTGCCGATGCGAACAAAGGAAAGTTCCAGAACGAAAAGAGCGGGATAAGATATTCAACCAGAGGTAAATCATATACTTATGCAGACTATAAGAAGAATAATATGCGGACATTTGTCCGTGATGCCGGACGGAAGCTGAAAGGATTTGAAGGTGTGTCAACTGATACACAGTCAGGATTCGTGAATGCCAAACTTACCGGCGAAACACTTCGCAGGATTACATCAAAATCAAAGACAAAGAATACATTATTTGAATTGAACTTTGAACGTGGCGAAGTGGTACTGGGACTAAAAGAAGAAAAAGGTGCTGACCTTTACGATCTCAGTGATAAAAACAAGACCAGAGTCGTGAACATCCTTATGAAAGAAGTGGCACGGAAAGCGGATAAATACATGGCAAAGGATATAAAGATAACCATCGGCAAATGAATTTCATAAATAAAAGAAAGGACTCAAGAATATGAGCGAAGTAAAAGTGCAAGATACAGCACAAGAGTTGACCGCTAAAGGTCTGAACACTTCTGGAACTGACAACCGGGAAACAGAATTGTTGCGTGAAGTAATGCAAAAGAAAGAACGGTTGAACAGTGCGATCGAAAGATCAGACACATTACAGTCTAAGTATGATGAACTACAGAAGCAGATCACGGATAAAGAAGAATCCCGGAAGATCAAGCAGATGGAAGAGAAAGGCGAATATGATAAGATCATCGCTGATATGACTTCCAAACTTGAAACCTCTGAGAAGAAGTCAAAGGCATGGGATGAATATCAATCCAATCGGCGTGAAACACTATTGGCTGTATTACCTGAAGATGAACGCACTATTTATGGGAAACTTCCGCTCACAGAGTTGGAGTTTCATGTTTCAAAAGTCAATACGAAACCTTCACCGGCTACGGTGGACAATTCCAAACCAACATCCACAGGCGGATATGCTTCTTTCGAGGAGTGGGCAACTATTGATCCGAAAGGATACCAGAAAGCCAATAATCCGCAGACATCAGGTAAGATCAAAATTGGATATAGCGACTGACTTCTTTAAAAAGAAACTTGATCCGGACAATGAACTCCGTCATAAGAAAGTGAACGGAGGAAAAGACATTGAATGTACATATAAAGGATCAAGTGTCAGTTACGATGATTATCTCGACATCCACGAAGAACGTGGTGAGCGAGTACAGAAAGGCAAGCCATTGAAAAAGATCAGAGTGTTCGGAGGATTCGGTCCTGGAACTATGAAGAAATCGTATGACTGATTTTTTAAATTTTTACTCAAAGGAGTTTAAGCAATGGCTTTAACTAATACCTCCACGATGGCAGGCGGAATCGGCAAAACTGTCGGTAATGCTATACAAGCATTTAACCATGTCAACGTGATGTTTCCAATTGTCACTGTAAAACAGGCGGCAAGAGGATCAAACTCAGTCCAATTTGGTGATTGGACAAAATTAACTTCAGGCAATGTGACAGCAGCCACTCAGGCGACAACGACAACGGCAGTGGCGATCACATCAACATCCAGGACTGCAACGATATCAGAACACGTTATCGCAGCGACAGTTTCCGATCTGGTACTTATGGGATCAGGCGATGACATAGCTGGTGAAGGCGGAGCCGCTCTCGGCAACGCAGTGGCAGCGAAGCTCGATTCGGACTTGACGAGCTTAGGCACAGGCTTTAGTCAAACAGAGTGTGGTGCTGGGACAAGTCTGGCTTTGTCTCATGTCTTCGGTGCGATGCGTCAATTACGTGCAGCATCTGCTCCAATGCCTTATTCGTTGGTACTATCACCGAAACAGGTATGGGGATCCAAAGGAATTATTGCCTTACTACACAATGCGGCAGTTGATACAACTGGTACATCCACATCCAACACAGGTAAAGCGGCACCAGTTGGACTGATGGGCGGAAAAGGTGAGGAAGCATTCCAGACGGGATTCGTTGGTACTCTTGCAGGATTCAATGTGTACTGGTCAGACCAAATTGAAGAGAATGTCGGTTCTGGTGGCGATGCTGCTGGATTTGCAATGTCTTCAGGCGGAATCGGTCTTGGTGTAGGAGCAGAAGGTCTGTTCCGGATCAGAGCCGAAAGAGATGAGATGCTGAGAGCGACAAACTACGTTGCTACCGGTTTCTGGGGCGAAATTGAGATAAAAGATACTTTTGGTGTCTATATTTTATCAGACGTTTCATAATCTTAATTGATTAACTGATGATGGGCGGGATTCATTTCCCGCCCGTCTAAAGGATTAAAAATGGATAAATATTTTAAGAAGTCAAACGGAGTGGTGATCAAATATGATCCGCTGAACCATGACCTGGAGTCATTGAAAGATAGATTCCAGGAATGTGATGCAGACGGCAAGGATAAACCGAAGCCAAAGCCAAAACCGAAGACTAAGAAAAAAGATTAAATAATTAACCGAGATGCCCATGAGAGTTGTCATGCTCGGCAAGGCATCAGAAAAGGAGAAACAAAATGGCATATACAAAAATTAGAGATTTTGGCGTTGTCGAACGGCTCGGCAAGATGGATGTGGATGTGATAACATTAACACCATCCACAACCACAGCGGAGTGTGTCGCAGGAGATGTGATATTCCAGGCAGATGAATTACCAAATATAGTATCAGTACCAGGTGGAAGATCATTAGTGCATTCAATCGGTGTACTTGATGATGATGACAATGGGCAATCCATTGATATTGTGTTCATGGATACAACTGGACTTCTTGATGCAACTTCGGCTGGTGGTACAGCGATAGATGCGGCTGATGGTGCAATTCCAGATGCGATATTAGGTGTTGTAAACATATCAACTTATTTTGATGGGATTGCATGGCAGTATGGACATAAAGAAAACATTGGATTGGTATTAAAAGCGGCAGCAGGAACTCAAAGCATTTATGTATCAGCAGTGAATAGAGGTTCTACTGCTACATGGACAGCGGCTGGGTTACGTTTACAAATAGGCGTCATAAAAGACTAATGTTTCCATCACGCATAGCTTCAGTTCTTGGCGGTGGTGCTGGTTTGCAGAACAACTATTCACTTGATTTCGATGGCACGGATGATCATGTGCTAAACACTGCTTTGAATGTTAGTCATGCACAACTGTCTATATC